TGGTCCAGACGTGACCTCTATTTTTGTGCGAAAATCTTAAAATCCTAGTTACCAGAACACATGAGCAAAAAACAACAGTTAGAACAAATCGCAGTTGAGGCACTGATTCCGTACGCTCGCAACGCTCGCAAACATTCCGACGAGCAGGTGGCGCAGATTGCTGCGAGCATACGGGAGTTTGGTTTTAACGCTCCAGTGTTGGTGGACGCTGACAACGGAATCATAGCAGGTCACGGGCGCGTGTTAGCGGCTCGCAAGCTGGGATTGACTGAGGTGCCTTGCGTGCGGTTGTCGCATTTGAGTGATACGCAGCGAAGGGCGTATGTGCTAGCGGATAACAAACTGGCGCTCAACGCAGAGTGGGACGAGGAAATGCTTGGACTGGAGTTAAGCGATTTGCGAGAGGTTGATTTTGACCTCAATTTAACAGGGTTCAATGGTGATGTTATCGAGCGGTTCTTAAATCCAGAGGAATCTGAAGAAGCTTCTGTTGATTACAACAACAAAACCATGGCTGAACGGTTTGAGACTTATGATGAGTCAATCGTTCGTCAAATCGTTTTGATTTATTCCGTTACGCAATACAACTTCGTAATTGATGCGCTTGGGGATTATGCTGAAAAAAACGGACTCAGCAACAACACCGAAGTCATCAATCATTTACTAGAAACAAACGGCTATGCAATTTCTGAACGCACAACTGAAGAGTCTTGATTGCAAAGAGTTTCAAAAGCATCACGCAAAAGAAAGCGATTGTTCTATTTTAATAAATCAAGACACAACTGTTTTGTTGAATGGAAAGCCGCTCGTTGTTTATATCGCAAATTTACCAAAAGCAACGGACGAGTTGTTTGATGCGCTTACCAAAATTAAATACGAAACCAACACTAGGACAAATGGACTGGTAACTTCATCAAAAATTTTTGGTTATGCGCCGCGCAACGCGATTAGGCAGCGAGCATGTAGGGCGGCAGCTATTGCATACCAGCATCCACGCGAAAGCGAAGTGCTTAAAGAATTTGCGAAAGTTGCGGCTGATCAATATCGCGCTACTAACGAACAGCTTGCAGGCCGACACATGGCATTGACTGATGAAAAGGTAAAGCCATCTTATCGAATGGCCGGATCTATGTTTACGTCTGGAATCGTAAATCATAATAATCCGCTCAAATACCATTTTGATTCTGGGAATTACGTTGGCGTCTGGTCAGCCATGTTTGCATTTAAACGCGGTATTGAAGGAGGTCATTTGTCTTGTCCCGAAATTGACATGGCTTTTGAATGTGGAAATGGATCCCTCACCATGTTTGATGGGCAATCAATTTTGCACGGCGTAACTCCGATTATCAAAAAGCGACCAGACTCTGTTCGCTACACTGTAGTTTATTATTCGCTCAAACAGATATGGGCTTGCGAGTCAAATGAAGATGAGATTGATCGGATGCGAAACAGTCGGATGAAAACCGAAAATTTAAGGAAAATTAAACAATGAAAACTTACGCATCCTTAAAACAAATCAAAGTAAAGGAACTTAAGTTCATTATTCGAGAAGGAACAAGCGACTTCAAGGCCATCAAAGAAGTCGTAATTGATAAATCTTACCAGAGACGAACATTCTTCCCAGAAGCTGGAGAACAGTGGATTGACATCGGAGCAAACTGCGGGGCATTTAGTGTTTGGGCTGCTTCGTTTGGAGCGAACGTAATTGCGCTTGAACCAGATCCAGATAATGCCTCCATGGCTGAAATGAATGCTCAGTTAAATGGATTCGCTAAAAAAATCAGAACAATTCACAGTGGAGCAACTGAAGGTGATTCAAATTTATTTGTCATGCTGCATCGCAACACAGCAAATGGAAATCTTTGGCGCAATTCAATTTATAAAAAATGGCAAGGTGGAGAAAGCGTAAAAGTAAATTTGGTTCCAATCGGGCAATTTTGGAACGAAAACAACTGCATCAAATTAGACGCTGAGGGCGTGGAAATGCCAATACTGGAAAAGTACGCAAAAACGAGAGTTAAAAAATTGGTTTTTGAATGGTCGTTTGATATCGACTCAAGCTTGATTAGATTTGAATCCGTAATATCAATACTTAAAACAATTTACGCAAACGTGGTTTACTCATCTTATTCAACTGGACACACCCACTGGCAGAAATCGTGGTTTCCTGCCTGTCGAACTGTTTTCTGTTACTAATGAAACTCACCAACCAAGTTCAAAAAGCGCAGGTTAAAAACATCCTTGCCAAACTCAAGGCGGGGAAAACGATCACCAAGCGGGAGCAATCCGCTGTTGAAGCCTACGAGCGCGGACAAGAACCACCGAAGACGACGCGCGAACTTGCTGCGCATTACGGCGTATCGCACGTTGCAATTATTAAATGGGGCAAGGCTGGGTGCCCGCTGTCCAGCATTGCAGAAATTGACGCATGGAGAGCGGCGCAGTTAGCAACCAAGTCACCCGAGAACCTGACGGACGCCAAGCTTCGCAAGACGCTGCTTGAATGTGAGCGGCTGGACATGGAAGTGCAACGAATTCGACGAGAGCTTATTTCGGTGACGGCGGCAGCTGAAGCAAATCAAACGATTGCGTCCGTGCTTTGCTCCGAGGGGCAGGCAATGATTAGTGACCTGCGCGGACAACTGGCAGGGTTGGATGAGATAACAATCGGCGAGCGCCTAACGGCACGGTGGACGCAGCTTTTAGAGGCAACGGTGCGACGATTACAAGAGCCATTAACGTAACACACCACAGCCCGCTGCTTAACTGTCGCGGGTTGTTTGCTTTACGGCGCACGCTATTATATGGCGGCGCAGCAATTATTATCCGGTTTCTCAAAAGGTATCCACCTTCCTTATCTCGGCAACCCGCTGGACTGGCTAGAGGAGCACGTTCAATTTCCTCACAGCGCACGCAGCACGCGCTTCACTCGACAGCAAGGCCCGTGGTGGAATGATGTCATCGCTGAGTTCTCCAATCCGCGCACTCGGCAAATTTACGTTCGAGCGTGCACGGGCGCAGGCAAATCAACGCTACTTGAAGCGCTCTCAACGCTGATTGTCGCGCACGATCCGGGTCCGTCGTTGTTTATCACGCAGACCGACCAGACCGCTGTGGACTGGATGGAGCAGCGGCTGTTGCCAGTTTTGCACGGCTGCGGACCAGTGTCGGATCTGATGCCAAGTAATCGCTTTAAGGTTCGCAAGGACGCAATTATTTTCCCGCACATGGCGCTTATGGCTGGAGGCGCTAACGTGTCCAACGCTCAGGAAAAGAGCGTTAAGCACCTATTCCTCGACGAGGCTTGGACGTACTCAAATCTCATTGGCCAGTTCAAAGCGCGGCACCACGACCGATTTGATCGCAAAACGGTTATTGTTTCGCAGGCGCACGAGGAGCCGCATCAGCTAGATGATGAATGGGATGCGGGCAAGCGGCACTACTGGGCGTTTGACTGCTCAGTGTGCGGGCAGCTCGTTAAGCCGGATTGGAACAACTACAAATACGACGAGGTGAAAAACGAACACGGCGAGTGGCAATGGGGCGCTCTCTCCGCGTCCGTGCGACACGTCTGCCCGCATTGTCAACACGTAACGCCGGACACCACGCAAGCACGACGCGCACTAGCTGACCGCTCGCGCTGGGTTGCCGAGGACGGCGACGCAATGGACGGGCACGTTAGCTATTGGTTGCCGGCGCAGTCCGTGTGGTGGATCAAGTGGGCGGATCTCGTCATCAGTTGGGTGCGGGCTAACGATGCAAAGCATTTGGGGCTTTTGGAACCGCTCAAGGATTTCAAAATGAAGAAACTGGCGCAACCGTGGCCAAAGGAACTGGAGTTGCCCGCGGTGGAGATGGAAGCAGCCGATTACAACGCGGCCGACATGGAAGACGGGCGCGCCATCACGGACGAGATGATCCGGTTGATGACGATTGACGTGCAGCAAGATCACTACTGGGCGGTTATTCGAGCGTGGACAAATTCCGGGACATCTCGGCTGCTTTATTGTGGGCGCGTCCTTACGTTAGATAAACTGCGAGAGATACAAACGCGTTATAAAGTTGCGGACAAAAAAACGTGCATGGACGCTGGCAACTCGTTCCACGGCGTTGTCTACGACCGCTGCGCACAGTACGGTTGGACGGCGCTCATTGGGCGAGGAGAAGATTGGTTCAGCTCGAAAAACAAACAGGGCCGGACGGTGCGACGATTGTTTTCCAAGCCGGATTACGTTCCGGCACCAACGGCAAAATCGAAACAGACAGGCCGCTCTGCAATGGTGCTTTTCTTCCATTGGGCGTCTGACCCGGTTAAGGATGTCCTGGCTCGCCTCCGCACCATCGGCTCGCCTACGTGGGAGTTTCCACACGACGTGCCGCGTGAATACCTGTTGCACCTAAACTCTGAGCGAAAACGCGACGTGGTGGACAAAATCACCAAGCGCACCCGCAAACGGTGGACAAAAACCCATCGACCGAATCACCTTTGGGACTGCGAGGCAATGCAGGTAGTGGTGGCTATGATGCTGGGCGCTCTGCCGGACCTCAGCGAAGATGTGGTTGACGAACCAGCGGCGACCGAGTAGTCTCTGAGCTGGGTTGTTTTTGTTTTAGGTGCGGGGCGCGGGAGGTCATTGGCCCGCGTCCCGCTTTTTGCTTTACGCCGACGCTATTATTGTGGCACCTGTTTTTCGCATCATCCTCAAAGTATTCCTCTCCCGCTCAACGGAAGAGCTTTACGAACTGCGAGATGGCCGCTTTGACTTAAGTGTTGGCGGGCAAGGCGTTCTAATCGGGTCCACGGTCAACGGCTCGTCATTTACATTTGGGATTGGAACGACACTGAGCGCACTCGACATCCAGATGTACGCGCAGACCGCGATTGAGCACAAGGAGCGCGGAATCTGCGCACCTGTAACGCGGACAACCGCACGATTTGTATGAGTTTCCTACAACGACTCAAAACGCTTTTCAAACCGACCGTGCCAAGCGTTCGCTCTGAGTACGATGTATATCGACGCCAGCGACTTGTGGAGGGCGGCGCGTGGGGGCTGCAACCGTTCCAACAAAATCACACGCAAGGGATTAACCAAGAGTTACCCGTTGGCGAATGGCGAACGCTAACTAGCGCAGCACGAAAGCTTTACTGGAACGTAGGCGTGGTCAACGGCGCTATCGATCAACGTGCGTTTCTGACAATTGGAAAGGCGATGCGCCCGATATTTACAGGCGAAGATAAAGCTTGGGGAAAACTCGCTGAGGCTTGGCTAAACGATTGGATGCAAATCTGTTACGTTGACGGCTCTTCGTGGTGGGATGGGTTATTTCTTGAGAGCGTCGGGATTGACCGTGACGGCGACATGCTGACGATCCTAACCACGACCGCTACGGGCTTTCCACAGTTGCAACAAATCCCTTGGCATCAGATGGGCGTGCGGGATCTTATGACGGGACCGCTGACTGAAGGACCATACGCAGGCCTTGAGATGGTCAACGGCGTCATCCTCTCGCGTTTAGGGCGGGCTGTTGCCTACCGCGTATTGGGCAAGACACCCGCGGATGACCGTGACATTCCTTCGACCGCTGCACAGC